CTTAATTTCAAAAAGTGCCCCGAGGATACCCCATAAGCCGAAAACTCCTACTATTGAAACCCCCAACCCCATGTTGGCTCGTTTTAATGTCTGGTTTATTCTTAAATCACATACCCATAATCATTGGCACTGCCTTTGATGCTTGCGTTAATGCATAACCTGTTGCAATCTTAGTTGCCCCCGAAGAGGCCCCTGCAATTGCAGTTAGCATAGACGCTCCTTTCAAAATCCCGGACAAAACTTGTCTAGGTCCCTGTAAATTTAAAGCCATTTGTGTCTCTGGTCTAACAACATTGTTGACCATTTCCAACCCTCTTATATCTGATTCCGCTGGTTTCAGATCTCTAACGGTTGGACCCACAACTTCCAATAAATGAACAGTTTCATATTCAAATAGTGTTCCAGGCGCCGCACCTGTTACCAAAAAACCCATGTAATGGTAGTTCGGGTAAACAGTATTACCCCCCTCTCCAGTACCTGTGCCTAAATCAGTGTCATACTGATATTCATCTGGTAGCGTTGGTGTGTACGTTAGCATTGACCATTTTTTGGATACTGGTAGTCGGAAATAAGTTTCAAACTGAGAAATTTCATTTAACGAAAAATCACTCAAGGACTGATGTCCCGGAGTATACGCTGCATGAATTATCCCACTACGATTTATATCGGGGCCAGCATATCGAATTCGAATGCCAGCGCCAACTAATCTCATAGTCGTATTTAAATCTGATTCCGCTGTAGTAAAATCACTGTTGGTATTGACTCCCGTAAAACCAGGGGCCAAACCCGCTCCTGTATCTAGAGTAGGAAATGTTGTTCCCGGATCAGTTGCCCCTGTTGAGATTATCAAGGGGGGTGAATAATTCGAAATTATTGGATAATTGTTCGCGAGTCTCCTCGGTGCCAACACCAATTGCATATTCCCTGCAGTTCCAACTGTCATTGTCCCTCGTATAAAACACCTCAATCGCCTGCTTTTCAATGATGGGAAACTTGGTATACATGGTGGCTCCATGTTGTTCAAGTCTAATCCCAAAACAGAATTAGCTGCAATATCAGTATAATCCAAATAGGAAAATGGATTTACGAGTGCCACTGCATAATTCTTAGCACAGTCAGACATACAGACAGACATATTTGCCATTCGGTTTCCGCGAGGTTGCCGGGTTGGCATATTTATCTGATCCATAGCCACTTGACGCGCATTTGAATTAAATGGCCCTCCATCCGTTTGTATTTTCCGGACTCTTCGTGGTTGGTTCTTTCTCTTTTTTGGTTGGGTTCCAACTGTGGCCTTATTATAGTTTAACCACCGTTGCTCTTTCTCTTGCTTAGTTAAAGTTGCATACTTTTTAGCATGCTTTTGTAAAAATTGTGCCTTCGTTAAAGGACCAGGATTTGGTTCAATCCCCTCCTCTGTCAAATCTCGCTCCCAGTCACTCTCTTGCTCCCAACAATCAGGAACCTCTAAATTCACGTCCAATTTATGCAATGGAATATTCATCGAATGATGAGTCTCTAAAGTATAAATATAAGGCTTGCCATGTTGCGGCATGGTTTGTCTCACAAATGGTACATGATTTTGAGGCCGATAAGGACAATTACGCCTCTCCCGAATTGGCGGGAATTGAGGTGCATTTGGTCTTATTTGGTTCCAGATATGTATTTGGGCAATTTCTTCATCGGTCAGGGGTCCAGGATTCTCCTCAACGTCACCGTCCAAGGTTAAATCCTTTATTCCTCCTGGTCCACTAATATCTTCTGCTTGATAAGTCTCACAGACATACCGGTAGAGCTCCCGTGATTGCATACCCAAAAACAAATCAACCATCCCTGTTTGTTCTGGGTGCATGATTGATAACTGAGTAAATCGATGCTTAACAGAATCCCAAAAAACTTCAAATTGCTTTGGAGTCATTGTTTTTGGAGATTTTACTGGTACAAGTGCTCTCTGTGTTCGAAATAAAAGAGGAGCTATCAAATTAGAAGCTGCCATTTGCATGGCCTCTTTCTTATTTGTAGAACGACTTAAAGTTTTGTAGTGGTCTTCCGCAATTTGCAGTCGACCCTTACATTCCCAGGTTGGAACATGCGCTTGACCGGACATCTGACACTCAAATTTTACTTCTCGTATCTGAACACAGCCAGGCTTAGTTACCATCCCAGACTTATAGTCATTCCAAAAGCTCAAATAATTTTTCGTAGAGAGTGCTTGACCCCCCGGCAAATTAACCAATTCCTTATGCCCTGGGGCGTTAGGATTAGTTAATAAATCCTTCGGTAAACCAAGATCTTCAGGTGCAAGCACTAGAAAAGCTTTGTTCTGTTTCGGCACTGTTTTATTAACATTTCGCTTTGGATGTTTGTACATCATATTTTTAAATCCCGCCACCACCCTATAGTTCCAGAAACCACCTAAAAAAAAACTAAAATAGGCGTCACTCATCATAAATGTCAACGTTTCGAGGTACATGGGCCTCGTAACCCCTTGTTAGGGTTTGAGTTGATAAGCGTTCTGAAGCTATTAGCTCAAGGTTATAAAGATCACATTGTTCAACCTTCTCACAAAATCCTCGTTCTCTAATTAAAAATTGTGCATATTCAATCAAAAATTTTCGTATTTCCTGTTCTTCTGGAAGATCAATGTCTGAAACTAATTGATAAAAGGCAAGTATAGATGTCGCTACCCCAATTTCTAGTTTTTGGTCCAAAACTTGGGTTATTGATGTACAAAGTTTTCCGATCCGTGGTTTTGGTAGGTACATATTATGGCGTTTACTCCAATAAGCTGTTGAACCTAAAAATTCCAATCCCTCGACTCGTCCAAATTTTATATCAAACGCTCGCTCTTTTATAATCATATTAAACATTTCATATCCTTCTCTAATCCAATTTTTGATTTGTTCCTCCATCCCTTGAGGGGGACCATGAGGAAACCAAAATTTAGATCGGAAAGAAAAAAAGTTATCATCACCGTATATTGAAACTCTTGTATTAAAAATTATTTCATCATAAGTCAATATTCTCTCAAACAAGACCATCCCGGTTCTGAGTAACACATAAAACATTATCATAACGTGTGACCAACAATTGTCAGTTGTAGTATCATTTGATCCTGACCCATTTCCCAACAAACGCCGGTATATTGAGCCATCTGGCAAACAACAATAAGGTTGCACGGTATTATCAACAACATATTCAACATGTTTTTCAAATATTGGGGGCCATTGTCTGTTCCCCTTTAAAAAGAAAACCCGTTGTTCATACACTTTTTTCATTGTTGCATTAACTCGATCCCACCCAGTAATATCTGTGGTGCAATGCACATCAAATCCTTCTTCTTCATGAAAGGACATCAAATCGTGAAAACCTCCGTATTGTTTAACAAAACCGTACCGAGGCCAAAAATTTTCAAAATCCAAGCAATTTTCCAACATTATTCGATTTTGATCATCAAACAACATCTTCTGATGTACTAAAAATGGTAGATCGGGAATAAAGTAAGTTCTTAATTTATCATTTAGAACATCTTCTTTAGGTAAATATTCACCTTTTCCACAAACTGACCATATAGGTACATGATCTCGCTTTAATTCCTCATAAAATTTGGGATCATTCATTAAATCTCCTTTTGTTTTGTAACCCATTGAAGTATAGGGCCTGCCACATGAAGTCTGATCATTTAATTGAAAAGACTCTACTGGTCGACACTGTCCCATTTTAAAAAACATCTTTTTGGTATACTCCTGCGCAGTTTTCCATAAAATGTCATTTTCATCCGGTAACTTAATGGGAACATCACATTTCATAAAACTTTTTAAGAATCGCTCCTCAGTTTCTATTGAACGTGTGTATTCAGCAAATTTTCGTATTGGATCTCGTCCAACCGATTGAACAAACCTATCATACCATGGACATGGTACTTCACCTGTAAAATTATCTTTATATCGAGATCTCAAGATAGAGGAAAAACCAACTTTTTGTATATGCTTTACTGGCAATTTACAATAGTCTGGTTTTAATCTCAAACAATCGATTACTCTTGGGTGAAATTGTATAGGTCCACTCTCGGATATTATCTCGGCCTCCTTGGGGCCGAGATCTAAAAATCCAATGGTAAAACTTTACCTTCTCCAAACTTTTCAGAATGGAGAGCTAACATCACGTTAAAGGAACTGTGAGTTCCAATGTGCATTCCAATCGCTCTATTATCAGGGGTACAAATTAATGCACCACATGCTTTAGCCTCTGAATTATAAGTAACTTGAGTTTTATTTGATAATGGACTCTTAATGTTCCCCACAGATAACGACGCTCCAGTATGTGAAGTTGGCGATAGCCATTTCATATATATTTGGGACGTCACAGAATGTTCCTTTAAATCCGCTAGTTGTACACTTCGCGTTAAATTAAGTAATTTCTCTTCTGTAGAGAATATCAAGTCTCCATCATTAAACCGAAAAAATTTGAAATCCTTCATACGCCCTGTCACCTTACTAGCCTTTCCAATGAATGTAACTATACTTTCAGCGTTAAGATTTGCCTCAGTAACAAAATGTTTAGGAAGAATAAAATAACGTTTTCCCCCACTCGAAACAATAGAAAAATTACACACAGCTTGATCATGGTTCATCCTCTTAAGGTGAGCGAGATCTTCAGAGATATGGTCATCTCTCTCTCCGACGCTTGCTATCCCGCTAGGGACACCAAATACTGTGTCGGGAAATGTAACTATACCTGATAATTTTGCTTCTGTTTCCATGTGGAAATTCGAACAATAAATTTTGTAAGCTTTTGATTGCATATCAATGGTCACATTATGCTCACGCCATTTTTTTTGTTTTTTCTTTTTATTCACCCAATCTTCAAAAGCTAACAATTTCTTCTCAACTTCTTTAGATTTTCGTTTCTTTTTTTTCTTTTCAACTTTCTTAAATTCTTCATCTATTTCCTCTCGCCCTTGACTTTGATTAGAGTTAGACGTTGGCGTTTTATTTTGTTCATCGCCAACAATTCTTCCTCCAAACTCAATACTGCGACTATTAGTTGGAAAAGGCATATAGACCTTTTGGTCTAATGTTTCTCCACCAACGATCACACGGGTTGTCATCGGTTGTCGCTCATATGCGGCACTCCTAACGATTTGTGATTCCGGTTTATAAGTAGAAGTTGAAAGAGTAATGGGTCTCTCAACTAACGGCTCTATTGGCGGTGGAGCCCTACTTGTCCCTGGCCCGAATTTCAAAAGTTTCATAGCTGGTTCCCTACATAAAATCTTTCCCATGGGAGTTGCAAAAAAACAAGCATCATGCTTGATTTTAGCTCCTCCTATAAAATAATTTAAAGGGGCTAACTTGGTTTTGGGGTAAGCATCCTCATATAGTTGTTCCTCAAATAGACGCTTATAATTATAAGCGAACAATAATTCACATACCACTGGATCTGCTACTCCCTCCACCCACTCTATTTTCTCGAAACCATGTACTCGCCATTTATGTAAAATAGCTGTAGGAATGGACGTTAAGGGTACTGCATCTTCTAACAACTTCCTCATAACTTCCGTTAAGGGTAATTGGAAAGGTGCATGATACCTTAGAATATTTTGTTTATAAGGGGTTCTAGATATTATCCTTTCTAAAGTAATTGGACAAATCTTACCTGGTTGTATCTGAACGTTTAACTGTGGATATACTTCTGCGTTTACTTTGTATTGACCCTCCAAAACATAGTCTTGAACATCACTACCTTTTAACACGACGTATCTTGTTGAATCACCTTGGTCGTACCTTTCCCATTGTTCGTCATCATCTGAAAAATTTTCCAAATTATCAAACTCATCCATTAGATCTAGGGTATTGAGATAATTATCAAACATTGTCTCTCCTAAATTAAATTTATAAGTTTCACTCACTCCGGGACTATCCCACGCTAGTACGTAATCCAACACTTCCGACTGGTCAAACCATTCATCTGGTGATATACCAAATGTAACATCTAAATAATCATTTAAATAGTACAAATCTATCTCCCCTCGTTGAAATGCATGTGTTAAATCCTTAGCATATTCAAACTCGGCTGAAAATGAGTCGCGTTTTTCATCTAAGGAATTACCTTTTTTCTTGGCTTTTAATGCTTTTCTGATATTAGTTCTCATTTGTTGACGCCTTTTTCCTTTTCCACCTTCAAATAAGTAATCTGTCGGTAGTGCAGAAACAAGGACTGATGTCACAAATAATGACTCTAAATCCGTTGAGCTTAAAGCGGCTAAAGTAGTTTCAAAAGAGGAAATAATTAAATCCTGTAATAATTCAAAAGGCAAAATAATATTCGCCCCATCATCATAAGGGTTCTTAGGTATTACTGGTAATAGCTTGGTACGAAACCAAACCATATTAGTTACCAAATTAGATCCATCAAATACATGATTTCGTACACGCTCAGGATCATTCGCATGACCCATTCGCATCAACTCAATCAAACGCATAGAACGCTCTACTGAAAGAGATTCCACACTATATTTTCTCCGTGAAATTAAATTAGCGGTCTTAAAAAAAGCGCTAAGTAAATTCTTCGTACGAGTTTTATTAACCGTTTGCCAAAGATGAGATGTAGTACCATATAATTGCATTGCGACGCCTTTCGCACGTTTAACCTCTTTTTCCAAAGTTGTTAATTCACGTGCAGTTTTCTTTCGCAAACAATAATTCCTATATTTTC